ACTTCACCCTCAACCCTATCCCAACACTCTACTACATCACTAGTCTCTATCCAGACTTTAGCACCACATGATAGTGGCTTATCAGGACTATAGACTACCTCAGTCAAGCCATCGACTAGCACCCTATCACAATAGATATTCTGCTTACCCGCCTTAACTGTAATCACTGGTTCTCGCTTATCATTCTTATTGTTGGAACGAATGACGTGCTGATTAACGTGTATTCTTTTTATCATGGTAACTCCTTTCAATACAATAGCTGTACACCTAACAGATATGCCTGTCAAACAAAAAAGGGGCTACCCGAAGATAACCCCCTTTAAGGAAAGGAAAACACCATACTATAGATACTACGCAGAAACTTCGTATGGTATCCCTAAGAGTATCACTTTATCTTTATTAGTGTCAAGCCATTTTTTTGCTTCACGTTCAGAATTTGTCACATGAATAGTTGCCCAAGTTAGAAGGTCAACTGCTGTTCCATCCTTGACGCGTTCTTTATTTGTCATGCCTATCCTAGCTGACGATACTCTTGCGTTGACTAACCAGAGTTTGTCGTAAGGTCTTTGTACCACTTCGGTTTTAGTTTCACGCTTCTTCATTGTCTTCCTCATATATTTCTATGGTTAGGTCTATAGCCTCACGAATAAGGTCAGCAACACTTACCTGTTCCATGCTTGTCTTCTGTTGCTCACTTGCCATGTAGGATAGTTTGTCCCATTGCGCTTGTGTCATCAGTAGATTGTACGACTTAGTTTCTTCTTCTATCTTGTTTGGTCTTGCCATTGTGTCCTCATGGGGGTTTGCCCTGCAGGGTATACGCGATTATAGATACATAAAAACAATTCGTCAAGCGAAAAGATTTGTTGACAGATGTTTCTGTAACCTATACATCTTACGCATGACTGATTGGCTCAAAAATTATGTGACAGATTTGCCATTGCAACCGAATGGTACAGTTCGTATGGACTGTCCACTCTGCCATAGGAAGAACACGTTTAGTGTAGCGGAACAGAATGGGCAGAGATTGTTCAACTGTTTCCATGCACAGTGTACTGCTAAGGGACGGACTAAGCTAAGACTAACTATAGATAATACATCCTCTCTTCCATTAAGAGTACATTCTTCAAAAAAAATAGAACCTAGTCTTGTGTTTGAAGAGCCTGACACGTTTGTCCCGATATCTCGTAGTGAGAGGGCTTTCAGTTATATTAGGAGTGTCAACGTATCCAAAGCCTACAATAGTGGTTGGGTAGACCTACGATTTGATTTCAAACGCAATCGTGTGGTGTACCTGATTAAGGATGGTAATAGGGTTGTGGATGCAGTTGGTAGAAGTTTAACAGATGAAAAACCGAAGTGGTGGAGATATGGAAGAAGTGGTTATCCTTTCGTTTGCGGTAGCGGACGCGTGGGGATTATTGTTGAAGATTGTGCTAGTGCTTGTAGTGTTTCATGTAGTTTTACAGGAATAGCATTACTAGGTACAAGCCTACTGGATAGTTACATACCTATCCTACGCAGATATAAAAAGCTCTATGTAGCTCTTGATAAGGATGCTACAAAGAAAGCACTAGATATTGTAATTAAATTACAAGATGTCGTAACGACAAAGATGATGATTTTAAATCAAGATTTGAAGGACATGAGAGATGACACAAGAGAAAGAGTACTCGCAAGTTACGATTGAGAAACAGGTACTAGGCTACCTACTCAATTACGAGTTCTACCAGAAGGTAAAGAACATAGTCACTAAGGACATGTTTACGGGTAGAGATGTAACAATATTTGATTGCATTGGTTACGCACACAAGAAGTACGAACAAGACATGCACCCACGACAGATATCAGCGGTGGTGTATGACCGTAACCCTGCGATGCCAAGCAGTGCAATACAAGAAATATACGACACTATAGATTCGATACCTACAGAGATGTCTCCTAACATGGAGTTGGAGATGGATGTGGTTAGGAACTTCTGGGTTAGAGATAAGGCTAGGCAGATAGGTGAGAAGGCTATAGCAATTTTTACTGGTGAGTCCGAACACTTCGGGGAACTGAAGACCCTGATTGATATGGTAGAGGATGGCAGGATGTCTGACAAGACTACCTATAGTGAGGTTGTCACGGACTTCTCCGACCTAGTTAAAGAGTCTGTATCTGACCCTGACTTCCCCTTCGATTGGGAACTGATGAGCCAGAACCTTGGGGGCATGGACAGGGGTAACTTGGGTATCATCTTTGCTAGACCTGAGGTAGGTAAGACAACGTTCTGTTCCTTCCTAGCTTCTAGCTACATCAAACAAGGCAAGCGTGTTGTCTACTGGGCTAACGAAGAACCTGCCCCAAAGATTAAGTTGCGTATAATACAATCCTATTTTGGTTTGACACGACATGCAATGGAAGAGGAGATGCACATGCTCCACTCCATCTACACAGACAGGATAGAACCCTACCTCACAGTTATGGATTCTGTAGGCACGTCTATGGCTGAACTAAATGACTACGCTCAACTAAACGAACCTGATGTCATGTTCTGTGACCAGCTAGACAAGTTTAGAATAGATGGGGAGTTTAACAGGGGCGACGAACGCTTGAAGGAAACGTATGTGATGGCTCGTGAGATAGCCAAGCGTAACAAGTTACTACTCTGGTCTGTGTCTCAGGCTAGCTACGATGCCCATGACCGTCAATTTGTTGACTATGCTATGTTGGATGGTTCGCGAACTGGTAAGGCAGGAGAAGCGGATGTCATCATAGGTATTGGCAAGACGGGTGGCTCTGATGAGGAGAACACCGCACGACATATCTGCATATCCAAGAACAAACTCAATGGGTGGCATGGTATGTTTACAAGCCATATCGACATAAACACGGGAGTATACTACTGATGCTTATTAAGATACTTACCTTCTGGATGAACAAGGATGAGATGCAAGACCCAAGTATGGACAACGTGTTGCGTTTTCTCATCATGTTTGTATTTGCTTGTGGGGCTTACATAGTTGTTGTAGAACTTTTGGGGAAGGCGATTTGCTCATGCTAGGAATATATAGAAACATTATGGACAGCACCAAGAACCCGCTGTCTAACATACCTGACATGAATACTCGACACATGATAATGCAAGTCTTAGCTTGGATGTGGTGCATTATATTCAGTATGTATCTAGGTTCAGTCCTTGCCTTTGGTATTAGTGCTATTATACATGCTCTACTGCTTGCAGGGATATTCATCACTGTTGGAACTTTTGAAACAGCAAAGCGCAGACCTCAATACTTCGGTGGGCTAGGTAGGGGCAACGGGGGGGAGCATGACTAATATCCTAACGTTTGATGTGGAGACAACCCACAAAGAAAAAGCTAATGGGTCTACCACTCCCCTGCCCTACTTTGGCAATATGCTTGTGGCAATAGGATACAAGTGGCTACACGAGAAAGACGTAACCTACGACTGTTACTACCACAGTACAGAAGAACCAACACCCGACGCGTTCGACAGGTTTCAATCGGAGCTAGACCGTGCCGACATTGTGATAGGACACAATATTAAATTTGACCTGTCATGGATACGTGAATCTAATTTTAAGTATGAAGGGAAAGTTTATGATACGATGGTTTCAGAATATACTCTATCGAAGGCAAGACGTTGGGCTTTGTCGCTTGCTTCTGTTGCAGAGAAGTATGGTGGAGTGCAGAAGGAGAAAGACCTCATTACTCCCTACTTCAAGGAGGGCAAGACTTTCTACGATATACCGTGGGACACGATAGTAGAGTACGGTATAGCCGACGTACTGGCTACAGAGCAAGTAGCCCTAGAACAACTCAAAGCCTTTGGCTCATCGTTTGAGGAGATATTTAATGAACCTGTTACCCACACTACGCTTGTCGTTTGAGATGACTGACATTCTGGCGCATGTAGAACAGAATGGCATAAAAATAAATACAGACACCCTGCTACAGATTAAAGAAGAATACGAACAGGAGATGTTTGTCCTTGAACGTAGGCTAAACGAACTAGCACGGAATGCTATGGGAGATACCCCTGTCAACTTGGATAGTCCTGATGATAGGTCTATGCTGTTATACTCTTGTAAAGTGAAGGACAAGAAGCAGTGGGCTATCCTCTTCAATCTTGGTCACGAGTTTCGCGGGGCTACTAAGAAACCAAAACTACGTAAGCGCATGACGCGCACAGAGTTTAAGCATCATGTCATACGACACACAGATGTAGTCTATAAGACGGAAGGTTCACAATGTCCTGCCTGTAGGGGTACAGGACGTTACTCTCCTCTCAAGAAGGATGGTAGTCTGGGGAAGGCTGTTCGTATCTGCAAGCTTTGCGAGGGTAAGGGTGTCCGATATAAGAAGCTTAACGAAGTCGCAGGTTTTAAAGTTCTACCACGGGACGCATTCGATACAGCATCAGGTGGTTTCAAGACAGACAAGACTACCCTAGAGGACGTGTCCCTAACACTACGAGGGGAAGCTCAGGAGTTTGCACAGAGCTACATACGATACTCTGCCCTGCGAACATATCTACGTTCATTCGTAGAGGGTATGTTCAACAATGTCGACAGCAACGGCTTCATACACACAGAGTATATGCAATGCATCACAGCTACTGGTAGACTGTCTAGTCGCAATCCTAACTTCCAGAACATGCCACGGGGTTCGACGTTTGCTATCCGCAAGGCTATAGAGAGTAGGTTTGAGGGCGGGTCAATCCTAGAAGGTGATTACGCACAACTGGAGTTTAGGGTTGCAGGGTATCTAGCCAAGGATGACAACATCCGACTAGATGTAGAGGCGGGTACAGACGTTCATAGTTATACTGCTAGCATCATTGGCTGCACTCGCCAAGAGGCAAAAGCCCATACTTTCAAACCCTTATACGGTGGAGTTAGCGGAACGGATAGCCAACAGAGATACTATAGAGCGTTCAAGGATAAGTATGCAGGTGTTAAAGAATGGCATAAGGACTTACAGAAGGATGCTGTAACCAAGAAAGAGATAACTCTGCCGTCGGGTAGGGTGTATGCCTTCCCCGATTCCAAGTGGACGGATTGGGGTACAGCGACCAACCGCACTGCTATATGTAATTATCCTGTGCAGGGATTTGCCACGGCTGACCTGTTGCCCATAGCCTTGGTTAAGTTGTACCACGATATGAAAAATGCAGGTATGAAATCTCTCATCTGCAACACAGTTCACGACTCTATAGTGATAGATGTTTACCCTTCTGAAGAACAGCAGTGCATTGATATTATGGCTGAAGCAATGCTGTCCCTACCACAGGAGACACTTCGTCGTTATGGTAACGAGTATGACATGCCAATAGGCATTGAATTAAAGATGGGAAAGAACTGGCTTGACTTAGAAGCAGTCTTAGAAGTATAATGATTTTACGCAACCAACCCAAGGAGAAAGAAATGGGTACAGAACTAGACTTAATTAATGAATTTGACGTTAATGTAGGAGACGATAACGCTAGTCTTATTGCCATGCTAGGGCAGGACGGATTGGCTGAATCAAAGAGTGATGCACTATCATCGCTTCGCATCAATTACGATGCAGACACGGAGAATGGGGAAACCCTCAAACGTGGTACATGGAAGATGTATAATGGCTCAGAGATGGTGTATGCCGAATCTGCCTTTATAGTTCCAATGATGAGGACTTATGAGTACAGTGTGTTTGACACAGAGGAGAACACTTTCTCTTGTAAGTCAGTGCAACGTAAGAAGATGTCTGACTCATTCCCTGACAAACTGGGGACGATGAAGTGTGGACGACTGACACGAGCAGAAGAGGGGGAGCTATCTGATGATGACCCGCAGTTGCTTCTTAGTAAGTCGGTAACGTGCAACGTGATATTATATGGTAAGGTTGATATGCCTGATGCTAAGAATGCTCAAGGTAAGAAGACACCTGTGAAGGACTTACCATTTATATCCTATTTCAAACGTTCAGGGTTCAGACCTATAAATGACTTTATAAATCAGAAGCTTGGTAATAAGATACCACTGCCTACTGCTTATATAGAGTTGAAGACCAAACGTATGGCGAATGGTGGAGTGACCTACTGGATACCACAACCAGAGTTGGTTAAGGAAATACCCTTCACTGTAGAAGCAAAGGAATTATTACAGAGCTTCCATGATGGTGTGTCTGCTTCTAATCAGAAGGTACTACAGGAGCATCGTGACTCCCTTAAACTTGTAGCAACAGATGAGGACGTTGATTTAGCACAACGCTTCGGCTAATGTTAGCCCTGTTTGAAGTACAGGACTTTCTTAAACGTGCAGGGCGAGGAGAGGTAGACTCTTCTCGTCTTGAGCATTTAATAGAGCAGTTTGGTGAGGACTGCAAAGAGTCTCTTAGAAAACAACTATCTCGCAAAGAAGGCTACCGAATACGTATGTCGGGGCTTGGTCGTCCCCTATGTCAGCAGAAGCTAGAGCAACAGGGTAACAAGCAGGAGATGGGGTATAACGACATCATGCGTTTCCTCATGGGTGACTTGATTGAAGCTGTTGCTGTGTTTGTTCTCAAGTCTGCGGATGTCAAAGTTGTGGATACTCAACGAGCTTGTGAACTAGACATAGACGGTACAATAGTTAAGGGTACTCTAGACCTCATTATGAATGATGGGGTAGATAAGGTTTGGGATATAAAGTCTACAAGCCCGTGGTCGTATGATAATAAGTTTGCCAACCGTGGTGGCTACGATGTTATAAAAGAAGATGACCCCTTCGGATACATGATGCAGGGCTTCCTATATGCAGAAGCGCAGGGTATGCCGTTTGGTGGGTGGATAGCCATAAATAAGTCGTCAGGAGAGTGGGCTTTTGCTGAAGCTCCTGAAGACCAAGAGGAAGACAGGAAACAGTACATTGCTGACGCTAAGGAGCGCGTACGTAGTCTGTTAGAAGATAAAGGGTTCAAGATACCCTTCACACCTACAGACGAGACTTACACCGTCTCAAAACAGAAAGTTGAAACAGGCAATAAACTGATGCCTAAGACCTGCACCTTCTGCTCCTTTAAGAGTATATGTTGGAAGAATGCAGAACATCTGCCTAAGGTCACGTCTAAGGCTAAGTTTCCCCCAATGGCATGGTACACTACAGTTAAGACAAGGAAAGTGTAGTGCCAGTACTTTTCACCGAAACATATCCTATAAAGATTATGAAGTTAAACCCGCAGTTGATGTGTGTGTTTGTAGAGAGCCATGAGAGTAGGGGAGGCGACCCTGCAACTGTTGAAGTTAGGAGCTTACAAACTTCCTTTCCCCTTACAGTAAAAAACAACTTCTCTAAGTCTGGGCATCTCGTGTCAGACACAGAAGCACGGGACATAAAGAAGATTGAAGAAGAATCACAGGCTATAATGTATCAACTAAGGAGAGGGGCAACCATATGTCTTCCGACGTTGCGACTAAGCGACGAGCTAAACAATTTAGAAAAACACACCCCAAAAGTAGAACAGTATCTATTAAGAAGGCTAGAGAGGATAAAGCAGGAGTTTCCGCTTCAAGGATTATGAGAAATACAAAGTACCGTTCTATGTTCGAGATAAACATAGCAAAAAATTTATCACAACAGAAGATAGCGTTTGAGTATGAGAAGAAGAAACTACCGTACATACCAAAGCCTCGTGTGTATACCCCTGACTTTTATCTTGTAGACCAAGACATTTACATAGAAGCGAAGGGGCATTTCGATAAGGGAGACAGGGTTAAGATGTTGTTGATTAAACAACAGTACCCCGACTTGGATATTCGTATAGTTTTCTTAAATGCTAGAAATAAAATTTATAGGGGTAGCAAGACTACATATAGTATGTGGGCAACCAAGTACGAATTTCCTTGGGCAGAGGGTGCTATCCCAGAGGAGTGGTTCAAGAATGTCAACAGATGATATGGATAGAAAATTAGAGGTTGCAAGTCTTCTAGGTGGACGTTATTATCTTATACTTAATAATAATGATTCAGACAGCTTTACTATGGCGGCATATGATACGAACACATCTAGTGATGGTGAACCAGAAGTTCCTGCAGGTATGGTAATTCTGTCAGGAATTATTGAACTTATGGAGAACCACTTTGATACTATCTGGGATGCGGGAGTAGCGCGTACTAAGTTTATGGCTGCAATAGATAATATACAGATAGAGTTAGACGATGACGAGGTGGATGAGGCTGTAGAGAAGGTCTTGTCTAGAACTGGCAATATAATAAAGGTAGATTTTGGTAAGGAACAATGACTCAAGAAACCCACGAAGATTACATGACACGTAGATTAGAACAGGCAGAGTTACAGTCTGACGTAGTTAAAAACCCTAAGCATTATGAACAGTATGAGTTTGAACCCGTATCGTTTATAATGAAGAACGAGCTATCCTTCTGGATGGGCAACGTTATAAAGTATGTTATGCGTGCAGGAACTAA